CACACTTAATACACACAAGACCACTATCACATAGCTCGTTTAATTCATTTAGTTTTTCTTCAGCAAACAAGGCTAGTTGTTTCATGCAACATACCTAGCAGTCTTATACTCCAGTTCACAATGGATGATACCATGCCAACCCGACAGTTTATTCTTAACTAGGTTCAGGTGACGCATCGTATCTTCTTCCTCTTGCCCTTCTACTGGTGGATTCTTAGCTATCAGTATCATCAGGTCAGCTTCTGCCGCCTTACCTGTACGTGAGCCTTCCATCATAGCCTGATTGAGTACAACCTTATTCTCTGCATCAGCAGACAACTGTGACATATAGAATATAGCACAGCCGTGTTGTTTAGCTATCTGCCTAGCGTGTATAGCATTAGCCTTGAGTGCTTCGTCTGTTCTGGCAAAGCCACCAGTACGAGCAAACTTGTCACCCATATCTAAGATAACGATGTCAGGCTTGTATGACTTGCACACACTCTCAACCCAAGCCATGTCACGATTACTTGCATCATATATTTTTATATTGTCCTTAACCTTAGAGTATATATCTCTAGCCTTGGCTGGATCTCTCTTGATATCCTGCATCGTCATACCTGTAGCGGCAGTCAGATACCTAGCACCAACACGATGAGAACCTTCTTCGTTACAGAGTATAATACACTTAGCACCCTGATGTGCAAACCCATTAGGAGATGCCACCAGTGACGCATGGAAGGATGTCTTACCTGTGTTTGGCCTTGCACCTACCTCAATTAAATGACCATCATTCACACCCTCTAATTTACGTGTAAGGGTAGCTATGTTAAATGTCCAACGTGCCTCAAGATCATTCTTTGATAACAGAGTATCCACATCAATGTCATCCCACTGTATCGTCAAGTCAGGGGTAAAGTCATCTGCATACTGCTCAAGCAAATTACGCAGGGGTTCAAGGCTAGTCTTGTCACCATTCACATAGTCAAAGCCTAGATTGGCTATGTCCTCACCTACTACCTGCTGAAACAACTTAGACAATACTTCCTGTGCTATGTCATTACCCATGGGTGTCTGCTTGTTTATCTGTGTAAACAAAGTGCTGTATGCTTGTTTCTGTGCTGTAGTCATAGTTGGGTTGTTAGACATAAACAATGCCTCAATCTCCTGTGGAGATACGCTACGATCATATCTATCCATTGCAGAGTCTACTGCTTCCTTAATCTTTCTAACATCTTTACTGAACAACCTGTTCGGGCATCTAGCACCACGGTGTTCTTCATAAAAATCTTTGTCCATTAAACTTCTTATTAAACTTAACTCCATTATTGCTCTCCTATGCTTGTTAATTTGTGTAGGTCATCAGGGTTTCTGTATTTTAAATCATCATTCAATCTAAGAACACGAACATTTTCTACGTATCCTCTTAATTCTTTTGCAATCTGTAGTGTCTTAGGTGCCGCATCGGGGTCTAATGCTATTATTGCCGTTGAGAATCGTGCAAGATACCTCTGGTGTGATTCGGATAATGATGTACCTAACAATGCAACCCCTACACATACATTACTACCAACTACAGCAGCACTCACACAATCCTCAACAACTACTGCGACACTACCATAGCCATGAATATATGGCAAGCTATTATTTCCATAACGTTTCCACTTAGGTAGTCTTTTACCTAAACTTCTCCCTGTAGCATCTAACATGTAGCCAAGGTCACTCAACACAGGGAACACAACTCTGTGTTCTCTTACATCATACAGCAACCCTAGCTTGTACGCATCTAAACCCCACTTATTACAGAATGGATCAATAGCCTTTGTGTCACGAACTAACCACTCAGGCTTGTCAAACTTAGGTATACTATCCTCATACTCTAGCCAAGAATTAACTTGCCCTACCTTTATTGCTGATCTACGTAAAGACTTACGTATGTCATCACCTGAAAGGTGTACTCGTTTAGCTCCAGAGATATCACACCCTGCCTTGTAACAATTCCACACGATAGAACCCATATTATTTGTGATAGTAAAAGTCTTTTTACCCTTACACTCAGGGCAATTCATTCTCTTTGTTTCACCATTTATAAGTGTTATATCATTTATAATGTTATATATATTCATTATGTATCACTTTTTATGTTACTAACAGAGTTAGATTTTACACTAACGTTTCTCTGTGTCAATGCATTATTTGCAGAGATGTAAGTATTTTTTAGATATGGTTGCACAGATGCAACATTAGCATGGCCAGTCACTGACATAATATTAGTCAGGGGTACACCACTATCTACCATTTGCGTAACTCCTGTCCTTCGTAAGTCCATTAGTCGTAGCTCGTCAGACAGCCCAGCTTTACGCATGACAGCCCTTCCATTTTTTGAGAGCCTTTGCATCGCATAAGGATTAAACACGCCATCAGTGGGCAGTACATGCGGTGCTACATACTGTTGAAAGCCAAAGTCATCATGCTGATCCTGCAACATTGCCATCAGGTCATCTGATATGGGTAGGAATACCTCTGCCCTACGTTTACTCTGCTCCAGTGTCAGCATTTTACTCTGGAAGTCTAGGTCTTCCCACTTAAGATTACGCATATCTCCAAGCCTCTGACACCACTCGTATGCCATCTGTATTATTAAACCTATGTTACGTGTGCTATAGTCAGAGTAGGCAACATCAAGAAACTTAAGCACATCCTCATGTTGCCATATTACCTTACGTTTTATTTCAGCCTTTCTTTTTATGCTAGTGTATGGATTAAAGGTTGCATACTCCATGTCTATTGCGTAGTTAAACACACGAGATGAACAGGTAGCTACATGGTTAGCAAAACTAATGCCACGCTTGACCCATTCTTCGTATGCAAACTTAGCTACCTTAGAACTAATTTCATGAAACTTTTTGTTGCCCATAGAGTTACATAATACAGTAAGAAAATATCTGTAGTCTACCTTAGTAGTTTCTCGTAACATATTGAAATCATTAGATAAATAATATATCTTAACAAGGTCACTCACCTTACTATTCTTAGTTATGCGGTTGGTTTCTGCTACTTCTTTTCTATGCTGATCAATAATTGCATTGTTCTCTTTAGCTATACGCCTAACCTGTCTAATGTCACTCCCATACATCTCACGTTTAACTACGCCTGCATCTACTAAAGATTTAGGTGGGTTAAATCTGTACTCAACATGCCCATCGGCAAGTGTTACTGTCTGTACATATCTAGGTAGCTTACTCATTTAGTTTCTTCTCCAACATAACTAAGAGTGCCTCTATCTCAGATGCTTTCTCTCTCACAGTAGGCCGTGACTTGTGTACGGCATCAGTCTTTATAAGGTTAGCTACACGCCTAATCCTATATAGTATCACATCTACCTCTTTACTCTTGTCAATTTCTTCAGCGGTTTTATCTGTCCAGTGTCTGTGTTCTGCCCATTTAGCCATTGTCTATCTCCTCTGCATCTTGTGTAAAATAATCTCTGTGTACACATTTGTCTTTATATTCTTTTGGGTAACTTGACCCACCATATTCTGCGGCTAGACTAAGTGCTTTGCCTTCTGCATCTTCTATACTTTCAGCATCAACCTCCACGACCACGCCTTCCTCAAGGCAAATTGCTACTCTATATTTCTTCATCACAACATCTCCTCTACTGTTGCATCTGATGAAAAGTTTTCAAGTATTGTTTCACCTTTTTCTGCAACTGTTAGTAGTGCTTCCCAACGGTCAGTAGCTTCTACTTCCTCTTCATATGTAAACGCTATTTTATATTTCTTCATCATCTATAGTCTCCTCTCCAATATATATTTCAAAACATTCAGCTTCTTTGTAATTCTCTTCTTCAAGGCAAAGATCGCCACTAATATTTAAACCACCATCTTCAATTAAAATAGCTTTTGCCTGCTCTTCTGTCATAGCATTAATTTGGTAAACATAAGAACATGGAACGCTAAAATAGTAAGTATTATTCATCATCTATAGTCTCCTCTATTAAAAAGTTTACAGTTCTCAGTCCTTCCTCATGCCTGACCATCAGATAATCAAATGGACATGTCTTTAGCCATGCATGTAACTGCTCCTCCTGTGACAGGAGATCCCATTCAGCCTGCGTGTTACCATGCAGTGACTTCACAGGGTGTGTGCTACTCAGTATTACTCTTCTCATTCTTCTTTCTCCTTTGGGTAATATACATCTACGTGACATTGGCAGTTAGGGCAAGACAGGTTAGTAACTATAGACCATATATCACTCTCTTCATCTATATCGTGATCACCACCCCATACTAACTCTGTCTTACAGTGCCAACAGTTCATTCTGCTACCCAACTTTCGGGGTTGACGTAACCCTCTGTCAGCAGATAAGTAACGCAATCATCGCTACTGGCGTCTGTCGTTACATACTGAACACCAGAGTCATTTAGGCTTGGCGTACCATCTTCGTTGGTAGCTGGTACAATAGGACAGAACGTGGCGTACTTGTTACCATTCCAATCGTCAGTCCACAGGTTCATGGCAAACGTGACATCATCGTCATCGCCAACGTCCTGCCACATATCTTCGGGAAAATTAAATTGCTTCATTCTGCCACCCCATATTCATGGTTTTTCAGTAGCATTTTTAACTCTAGTACACCTGTAGTTTCTATATTCTTTTCTACCCACTCGTATACTAAATCTAATACCTCACCATCAGTTAACTCTTCATCCATCTTTATTCTCCTTGTAATAA